CTTCCATTTAGTCTTAATGTTGTGCGTCTACCACACTAAATCGCATTTTATTTCTTCCTGTGCATAAGGTTTCCCCTCCCCTATACATTCCTACCCCCCCCCTGGGGGGATTTTTTATTAGAAAGAGCACGACGACGTTTCTTACCTCTCTTAGAGGCAGGCGCCGAAGTACCCTGAGGTGCATCAGATGAAGGCATGATAGTTAGAGTATCTAGGACTCCAGAGAGTGTATCGGTTGACTTGGTGATATTACGTGTAATGCTCGACCGAAGTGCATTCACGCTACACGTACCTCCCAGAGTTAGGGCAACTGCCCATAACCGACCAATGGTCGTAAGAACAACAGAATAAGAGAGTGAAAGATTCCGTCCATCCTTACCTTCCCTCCTCTCGGAAGTGAATAAGGAGACTAAAGTGGTAAGCATACGGTGAAACAAGGCTCTGTTCTCACCTGTTGGAGACCTAGAAGAGTCTAACCAGATTGAAGAAACACTAGTACGGAAGATATCCAGAAGACCAGCACGAGCACGTGCTACCATAGAGGCGTCAAGAGAGTTTAGGGCATGGAGTAACTCAGAAATACGGTTTGCCTCAACACGTGAAGCAAGAACAATAGGATGGTTAGGTGTAATAGGACCTGCTCCCTCAATAATCTGAGAAAGCCGAGCTAGTTCCTCCTCCGATAGGTCCTGGCTGAGCCAGTCGTCCCTAACGAACTGAGGAATCTGCTTAGGATTGGCGTACGCTGCTGCCAAGATGGCTAGTGAGTCATTGATGGTAACAGTAGCCCGTAACAGAGCATCAAGGCGCTTAAGTGCCTCTGATGCCAATACATATGTAAATAACTCAACTAAATGAGATGCCTCAAGATTAGGGAATTCAGGTATCCATTTGCTAATAGCAGTTAAAGGTGTATCGGGTTTATATTGAGTCAGTAGCCCGGTAGTGGCCATTGGAGCAATGTTGAGTTTAACCAGTGTGGTTAGGTTCTCTCTATCGAGAAGACCTGCCATAAAGGACCAGAAGACAGAATCAGAGAAAGCCCACCCACGCAGAAATAGATCATTCTGCAGATCCGGACCAAGGCGTCCATCACGGATGGTATTCACTATGAGCTTAGGATTAAACCTAGAAATCTCAATACCGTCCATAAAGACGCGTTTGCAGATCTCTGCCATAGAAGTAGCCTCGGGATCATGTAAG